TGAGGATGTGGTTGCACTTTTGCCATGTTCTAAACCAACATTTTACGATCATATACCAGTCAATTCTAACGAATTTAACGTATTAAAGGAGTTGATTGAAGAAAATCGCGTGAGTGTTAAGTTGAAGATGCGCAAGAAATGGCTTGAAAGCGATAACGCAACTCTTCAAATGGGGCTTATGAAGTTGATCACAACGGATGAGGAGCGCAAACGCCTTGCAACTTCGTACATGGAGACTAAACAAAAGCACACAACGGTAGACCTATCCGAACTATCAACTGACGATATTGTTAACCTACTCAAAGATGATGAGCAATGAGCATAAAGAAGCGGCTAAGGAATTACTTCGGCAAGAACTCGCAAGAAGGAGTTTCTATCATTTTTGTAGGTACTATGATCGCGATTTTGTACACGCGCGACCTTTTGTTAAAGACATTTGCGAGGCTTTTCAGGAGGTTGAGGATAAGAAAATAAAGAGTTTATCCGTATCATTGCCTCCAAGAGCGGGTAAATCATATATCACATCACTATTTTGCGCGTGGACATTAGGCAAGAATCCGGACAAATCAGTCATGCGCAACGCGTGTACGGCTACATTATTTCTAAAATTCAGTTACGATGTACGTGCAATACTTAAAGATGAACGCTTTAAACGCGTGTTCCCGGATGTAAGCCTATCAGATGATAAAGCAAATTTGCAAGGATGGAACACTAACCAATCAAAGCAAGTAGGTTACTTTGGTGCTGGTGTTGGCGGTACGATCATCGGATTCGGTGCAAGTAATGTTGCAATCACTGATGACCTTTATAGAGGTATTGAGGATGCTTTAAGCGACACGGTAAACGATCGGATCATCCAATGGAAGGAATCAACGCATGACTCACGCTTTGAAACAGGATGCGCACGTATTGATATAGGTACACGCTGGTCGGTTAAGGATGTGATTGGTCGAGGTATAAATGAAACCATATACGATAAGAGCATAATCGTACCGGCATTAGATGAACACGGTAATTCATTCTGCGAGGCTGTAATGACAACCGATGAATATAAGCAAGTACAAAAGCGCACTGCCAAAGAGATATGGTTAGCCGAATACCAACAACAACCAATAGACATTGAAGGTCGACTATTCAGTGATTATAAGCGCATCAATCAAAAGGAATTTGACGAGTTTATAGTCAACAACCAAGTTGAAGGTACACTGGCATATATCGATGTGAGCGATACGGGAATGGATTATACGGCTATGGCTATTGCGGCAATAGTCAAGAATCAAACGTACATCGTTGACTATGTATTCAACCGTGATAATACCGATCTGACTATACCGCAATGCGCAGCGTTACTAAACAAGTGGAACGTATCATATTGCCGTGTTGAATCCAATAACATGGGTGCAATGTTTGCGCGTAATTTACAGAACCTAACCAAAACAAAGATCCTTCAGGTAGCCAATACGACAAACAAGATCACACGTATCATAATGCAGTCAGCATTCATCAGCCAACGGATGCAATTTGTAGTAAAAGAAGAACAGCAATGCCTCACATTTATTGAAAATATGCTCTCATTTAGCAAGGAAGGCAAGAACAAGCATGATGATGCGCCTGATTGTTTGGCGGGGTTAAGTTTATTTTTGCAATCTATGTTTAAAAATTTATCGTAACTTTGATTAAAATCTAATCATATGATCAGATGAATCTGAACTTCTGGGAGACTTTTTTCGGTATAGATCAAAACCGACAAGATAGGTACATCAACCAATGGAATAGAATATTCCCCGTAATGAATCAAATGTGGGGTGTTAAGAATGCCGTATGGATTGATACTAATAACGCGTGGCAGCACTATTTGGATATTCCTGAATTACGCGCTGTAATCGACAAACGCGCATCAATGATGGCGGCTAATAAACCAGTGTTATTAGATGCTGATGGTAACGTAGTGGAAAGCCATTGGTTCGTTGATCTTGCTAAACAACCTAATCCAATTCAATCTTGGTCAGATGTTGTATACTCATTTAGCGTTAACGATGCGCTCTATTCTAACGCGTTTGGTTACTGTCCAAAGCGATCATTTGACATTCGTAACTTACTTGTTCCATTACCATCTAACCGCATACAGTTAGATACATCAGGTAAAACGCTTAAACAAATGGATGAGGGCGGAATGATCAACCGTTATAAGTTCAGGTATGATGACGATAAGCTGGAAATAATCGAGGTTGAAGATATGATCTATATTACAACGGCTGATGGGATGAACATCCTTAAACCAATTTCACGTATAGATTCATTGAAATACCCGTTATCCAACATCAAAGCATCGTATCATAAGCGTAATGTACTACTAGAAAACATTGGTGCAATTGGTATCTTATCTGCGCAAAAGAGCGACATGGGTGGTGCTATTCCAATGACACCAGAAGAAAAGACAGCCATTCAAAAGGATTGGTACAACCGTTCTAAGTATGAGTTATTGATCACCGAAAGCCAAGTGAATTGGACACCGATGTCTTACCCAACGAAGGACTTACTACTATTCGAGGAATTGAACGCTGATAAAATGGCAATCATTGACGCATATGGAATGAACGTAAACCTATTCTCAAATGAGAAAGGATCGACATTCAGCAACGTAAAAGATAGTGTTCGGATGGTGTACACTGATACTATCATCCCTGAAACGCAACAAATGTACGATACCATTGCGCATCAATTAGGCTTAAAAGATCAGGGGTATTCGATTAAAGCGGATTTCTCGCACTTGCCGGTACTTCAGGATGATGAACAACAGAAAGCACAAGCAATGAACACACGCGCAGATGCTGTTAACAAGATCATTCAGGCTGGTGTTGACTTAACAGATGATGAAAAGAGATTATTACTTGAAATATGAAAGACTATAACATATACAGAACCAAAGCGGCAGCGGATATAAAGGATGTTGATAAGGCAAATCGTCAAGTTGCGGTTTACTTGTCTAAGTTCGATAACATAGATTCGGACAATGACATGATCAAACGCGGTGCATTCGCTAAATCTATTCAAGAACGAGGTGTTGATTCGACATCTAACCGCAAAATCGCGTTTCTTAGACACCATGACTGGGAGCAACAGATAGGTAAATGGTTGAGCCTTCAAGAGGATGATAAAGGACTGTTCGCAGTGGGTGAATTAGGGCGATCATCTAAGGGCGAGGATGCTTGGTTGGACTATGAGGATGGAATAATACGTGAGCATTCGATCGGATTCCAATACATGGGTGATAAGATCAAATGGATGGATGATTCCTCAATGGAAAAAGGCGGGTATTGGATGGTTTCAGAGGTGAAATTATACGAAGGTAGCGCTGTAACGTTTGGTGCTAACGAATTGACTGAGGTTGTTGATATAATTAAGTCAGAAAATCGTGTTGAATACGCTGATAAGATCGCAAAAGAGGTTGAGGCATTGATCAAAGGACTAACAAACGGTAAAGGAACGGATGAACGCCTTTACGAAATGGAAATGAAATTAAAGTTTTTGAATGCTAAGTTGCTTACACTTGCTAAACACGAACCGCTTGATCTAAAGCATTCGGTAGTTAGTGAGCCGGTAAAGGTAATCGAGGCGTTTGATTGGAACACAGTTATAAACAAGTTAAAGTAAAACAAAAGCAAATGGAAAATTTAACACCTGAGCAAGTAGTTGAAAAAATTAATGGACTACTTGACGAAAAAATGGGCGCAACTGCTACAAAAAGCGAGGTTGAAAGCCTAAAAACAGACTTGGAAGGATTCAAAACACTTGAAGTAAAGAGCCAAGAAATTGAAAAAGCAATTGCAAGAATGGAAGGTCGATTGGAAGCAATGGCTGAGAAAGCTGTTGAGCCGCGTTTCGTACCTAAATCTGTTGCTGATGCAATCGTAAACGCTTATGTATCTAACATCGACAAGATCAAAGATACTGCTGAGAAGGGTGGGATGCTTTCTTTGGATGTAAAAAGCACTACAATTAACGCTGATTATGATGGTGTTGTTGCATTGTCTACATTGGAGCCGGGAGTTGACAACATCGCTCGACCAGTAATCAAAGTTCGTAACGTAGTTAATACGGGTACAACTTCATCTAAGTTCG